CATCATTGCAAGCTACAACAAGGACTTCGCTGAGAAGTTCTGTAGAAGGAACAAAGAGAAGATCCGTGCATTCGGTGCTTCGTTGTTCGGGATTACGATCGGTAAGATAGACAGAGCGGATGAATTTGAATTGGATAACGCAAGGGGACACCTGATCAGTAGGGGTCTTATGTCAGGTATCACAGGCAACCCTGCTAATCTCGTTATATTGGACGACGTTATTAAGAACAGACAGGAAGCAGACTCTCCTACAGAGAGGGCGAATGTGTGGGAAGAATGGCAGTCAACCATTAAGACCCGTCTTGCAGCGAAAGCGAAGGTAATTGCAATTGCTACTCCGTGGCATTGTGATGATATACTAGGTCGTATTCTTGAGAACGAACCGAATGCGGAGTTACTCAGACTTCCGGTAGAAGCAGAGCCGAATGACCCGATGGGAAGAGAGGTTGGAGATGCTCTGTGTCCTGAACTTGGAAAAGACAATATATGGCTCCGTGATTTTAAGCAGTCGTACATCAATGACCCGCAAGGTGGGCAGAGATCGTGGGCTGCTATGTTTATGTGTTCTCCTGTACTTACAGAGGGCAACCTGATCCAGAGAGACTGGTGGAAGTTCTACGATCCGAAAGAGACCAGGATGTACGGTACAGAACTGATATCCGTTGACGCAGCGTTTAAAGACGCGGAGACAAACGACTATGTTTCTATCCAGGTATGGGGAAAACATAAAGGTGACTATTACCTGCAGTACTGTATGAACAAGCATATGAACTTCCCGAATACAGTACAGGCGATACGTACTGTGAAAGCACTGTATCCAAGGGCGAAAACAATATTAATTGAGGACAAGGCTAACGGATCTGCCATCATTCAGACGTTGCAGCACGATCCTGATATGTTCATTATTCCGATCAGTCCGACAGGCGGTAAAGTATCCCGTGTAAACGCTGTATCTGCTGCGATTGAGTCCGGTCATGTTTTCTTGCCGGATCCACAGGGTACTCCGTGGGTAATGGACTTCATTGATCAATTCACGGCATTTCCTAATGCAGCACATGACGATATGGTTGACGCTGCGTCTCAAGCGCTGCATAGAATGATATATTACAACGGTGAGTATGAGGTTCCTCAGCTCCCCGAATATGAGCAGATAGCTCAGAAAGAAGAGAATACATTTAATAATCCGGATGTGTTGTTCAGTCCATACGGACAGAGCGACGATTCTTTCGGATCTCTTTTCAGTTAGAATTTAACACATTGAAGGTGATTAACATATGGATGAACTTAAGGGAAAGCCCATTCCGGGCAAAGCACCGCTTTTTAATCGGCCAAACGTAGAACCGAAAATGAGCCAAACATCGGATTTTATCGGCACGTTTACGAATGAAGATAAGACGAAGGCAGTAAATCTGGTTCTGATAGAGGACGTAGATGACACTGCAAAGAAACTCAGCAAGGATTCTCTTCAGTCCTATGCGGATTCCATTATGAACGGAGGCGACGACAGTCGTGAACTTATGGTTGGAACTGTTTTTAATGGAGACGGAGCTGAAGACAAGGCGAGAGCAGAAGCGAAGAGAATCGATGAGGAATACAATCCCGGTCCTGGTGCATCGGATGAAGAACTTCTTGATGCGGCGGAAAACGCAGTAGAAGGCGATATGCCGGAAAAGAAGGAACCGATGAAACCTATGGCTCCCGCCCCGAAAATGGGGGAAAATCCTAACGCAAAACTGGGGGAAAATCTTCCGAGACCTTCCTTTGGTAATTTCGCAAAACCTGCGGAGAAGAAACCTGTAGCGGAGGACGTTGGTAACGAGCCAATGCTCAATCAGCTTAATAGAAAGGTATAAAATGGAATCGATTATCGGTATGCTCGGTGCCTTGATTGGTGTCGGGCTTTTTGTATGCGGATTTTTCTTTGGTAAGAACTTTGATACTTCAAAGGTCGTAGAGAGGAAAGATCCTGATCTGACAGAGGAAGAGCAGAAAGAGTATATTGAGGCGCGAAAAAGATTTATTGAGGACCAGAAAGCCTTTACGACACTCATCAACTACAACGCCAATCAGGCATACGGAATGAATAACGAGCCATTTACAGTGTAAAGGTGACGTTCATTGAGAGATAAGAATAACAATAGAACTGTGGCGTGGCAGTATTACGAGACCGGAAGAACGTACAACAATAATCTTGTACCGAACCAATATAATCTCGTGAATACCAACACTGAGTTCTTCATCGGAAATCAGTGGGCGCATCTGCCTCAGACACAGGCAATGAGCAGGTTGTCGAGACCTACTTTCAATATCATTAAGAGAATTGCATCGCTGTTTGTTGCGTCTCTTACTTCAAGCAATACTACTGTGAACTTCGAACCCCTGTCCTACTACAGCGACCGAGAGAACGTTGACGATGAGCAGAGTAATCCGGCGTTGATTGCTACGGACGAGGTTCGTAATCTCTTTGAGAAGTTCAATATGGAATATAAACTCCGTGAGGCGCTCTTTGATGGAGCTGTCACCGGAGACTACTGTGCTCACTTCTATTGGAATCCGGAAGCTATCCCTTACGGAGGCGCATTCGGTAATTGCAAAGGTGAGATCGAGATGGAGCTGATCGACGGCATCAATGTTATGTTTGGTAATCCTAATGTAGCAGATGTCGAGAAACAGCCGTATATTCTCATCATCGGAAGAGACACAGTCGAGAATCTGAAAGCGGAAGCCGAGCAGTTCGCCAGTCAGGAATCGAAGCGTGGCGGAAAAGCAGAATCAAAAGCAGTCCGTGACAGTATTACAAACGACTCCGAGTGGGAGTGGCAGATCGGCGTAGGTGGAAAGACAGAGCTTATGGTATCCGATGACAAGAACGGAAAAGCTCTTTATGTCTTACTGTATACAAAGGTCACAACGGAAGAAACTGTCATCGATGAGGAAACGAAACTTCCGAAGATGGAGATCGCTTTTGACGACAACGGAGATCCTATCCAGGAACAGACAGAGGATGGGAAACCGCTGTTCGATTCTACAGGCAAGCCGGTATACAAGAAGCACGAGATGAAACGTAAGAAGACTACGGTACACGTTACCAAGTCTACGAGAAACGTGAACATCTATGAGGATGTTGATACAGGACTCAGCCGGTATCCCATTGCCTGGGGTAACTGGGAGAAGCAGAAGAATCAGTATCATGGTCATGCTCTTGTAACCGGAATTATTCCGAACCAGATTTTCATTAACTCTATGATGGCAATGATTTTCCGTCATCTGCAATTACAGAGTTTCCCGAAAACGATTTATAACGCTGACCTCATCCCTCAGTGGAGTAACGAAGTCGGCGTAGCAATAGGCGTACATAACCTTCAGCCAGGTATGGCTCTGAGAGATGTAGCGTCTTCTATTCAGCCGGCAGATATGTCGAATCAGATTGTAATGGCGATTGATAAAGTCATGCAGTACACAAAAGACTGTCTCGGTGCTACGGATGCGCAGCTCGGTAATGTACGACCGGACAACACATCAGCTTTGATGGTTCTTCAATCTTCGTCTGAGGTTCCTCTTGAGAATACTCGAGCGGGACTCCATAAGTGGGTTGAGGACATAGGCGCGATTTTGCTTGATATGATCGGAACGTACTATGGTACAAGACCCATTGTACGTGAGCGAGTGTTTGAGGACATCGCACTTGCAGACGGCAATCCGTCAATTGATCCGAATACCGGAAAGATGATGACCCAGCGTACTTCTCACAGAGTTATCGAAGAATATGACTTCAACAAGTTCAAGAAACTGTTCTTCAATACTCGAGTAGATGTCGGTGCAACGACTTATTACTCAGAGATCGCAATGGTACAGACTCTGGATAACCTTCGTCGTGATGGAACTCTGGAAGTCATCGATTATCTTGAACGTATCCCGGATAAGTTAATTCCGAGAAAACAGGAACTGATTGACGCAATCAAGCAGAGAACGGCTGAAGTGGCTACAGCAACGGAGGATATCGCTCAACAGGGCGAGAATATGCCGAACAGGCAAGGCCCACAGGTATCTAAGAAACCTGTGGCAGAGTTGCAGAACGCCGGATCTCCGTCAATGGGTGGAGACATCTCAGCGGAGAAAGCAATCTCCAATCTTCCGGCTTCGATCCAAGCCAAATACGATAGTCTCCCGCGTCCAGCGCAGAGAGCTCTCGTACAAAAAGGATCTATGTAATAAACACAAGGGAGTAGATTACTACTCCCTTTTATATATCGGGGTAGAGGAGCGGCTCCCTTGTTGGCTTCATACGCCAAAGACGCTGGTTCGAATCCAGTCCCCGGTACCATTTACATGATGTCCATCGTCATTGGGCAGTATGTATTATCATCTTTTCTTCGTCATAGAAAGGTATTTTTATGGAAAACAACGTAAATGAAGCTCAAGCAATTTCTGTAAATGAAGACATTATTTCCCCCGACGGCTGGGACGGAAATTCTGATTTCTTCGAGTGGGCAGAAGCTAACCCAGTGGACGCATTGGGCGCGAACGACACTAACCTTACAGAGAATAGCGGGTCAAATTCTGACGGAACCCCCACCACGGGCAATCCTACTGAAGGAAACGAAGAGCAGCAGAGTTCTGAGGATGTTCAGCCCACCACGCCGAACGAGCCAGGTAAAACTGCAAAATTGAAGTTCACTGCGAAAATCAATCATCGAAACGTCGATGTAGAGATGGACGAAGCTGAACTGCCGTCACTGTATCAGTCCGCAAAAGCCCTCGATCGTTATAAGAAACGTCTTAGCGATAAAGAGGCAGAGATGGAACAGGCGGAAGTAGTTGCGTCTCTTCTCGGCTATGAAAACATCAGTGAAATGTTGGAAGCCGCAGCGAAGAGTTATGAAGACAACGAAATCGACCGTCTTGTAAGCGAAAAGCTCCATCCGGACGCCGCAAAAGACATGGTTCAAAGAAAGATCGCAGATATCAAAGAAACTGTTTCAAAGAAGAGAAAGACCGCTGAACCCAAAGATTCGTCAGGAGTTGAGGAATCCGTTCAGCCGGAGACAAATGACGGAAAGAGAGATTTCTCTCCGGAAGTTGCAGAACTTCTTGCCGTCTATCCGGAATACCACGGTAAAGAACTTCCGAAAGAAGTGGTCGATGATTGTCTGCAAAACAACAAACCACTTGTACAGGCGGTTACGGACTATAAGTCACGACAAAGAGAAGCCGAACTAAACAAGCTCCGCAAGGAGAATCAAAATTTGAAACAAAATGCGGAGACTGCTAGACGCGCACCTGTCAAGGGCGTCGTGAATGGCGGCGCCACTAATGAAACATCAGGAGATCCGTTCTTGGACGGCTTTAATTCCCTCTGATAGTAAATAAAGACAGTACGCGAGTAGCTGTCTCGCTTTGTTATATATGAAAGGAATGATTTTAATATGGCAGGCGGAATTAATCTCGCAACCAAATATGCGTCACAAGTAGACGAACGGTGGACTACCACCAGCCAGGCATCTCTGGCACTTAACAACAAGTATGACTTTACCGGCGAACGTACCGTTGTAGTTTACAGCATTCCCATTTCTGTAATGCATGACTACTCACGCTCCGGCAGTGCTCGGTACGGCTCTCCCGACGACCTCACTCGCAACATTCAGACCATGACGATTTCCAATGACCGGTCCTTTACCTTTATCATTGATAAGGGTGATAAGATCCAGTCTCAGATGGTAA